GCCCAATGGCTCCGCGAGGGAGGCACCCTCATTGACGATGAAAAGCTTCATGGGGACTTGGGCTGTCCATTGTACACCTTCGATGAAAAGGGCAGGCGCAAGGCCGAGTCAAAAAAGGATATCAAGAAGCGTCTTGGCCGGTCCCCTGACCGTGCTGACGCATTCTGCCTCGCCGTCTATTCCGAGTCCCGCCCCGAAGTCGATGACACCGATGATTACCCCGAAGACGATTTCGAGTCGATGACGAGTGAAATTTCGCCATATAGCGCCGAAATCAACCCCTATGGATAGAGGACTCCATGGGGTTAATCGACAAGATACTGTCGATCATCGCCGATAAGCCGGTCGTTCCGGTTTCGCGGGCCAAGATCGAGAAAAAGCTATTTGCGGGCAAGATTGCCCCAATGCCCGATGCCATCACGCGTTGGTCGTTGGCGCAGCTTGAAGCCGCCATTCAAAACGCTTCCAAGGGAGATTTGAAGCTTGCGGGCCAGCTTGTTGCGTCGACCTATTCGGACGGCGTTGTACGCGGCGTGCTTTCAACGCGTTCCGATGGATTGGTCCGTCTTCCAAGAAAGATCAAGGGCCGTGAAGATCTTGTCAAGATTCTCGAAGGGGATGAAACGGTCAAGGGCATCATCGACCAAATGCTGCCCCCTGGCGAGCTTTCAAAGATGGTTGCCGATGGGGTTATGCTTGGCGCTTCTGTGGGTCGTATGGTGCCCGTCATTTCGGCGGATGGTGCCGTCCCCGCGATCCTTCATAGGCTGCCCCCCGAATGCCTCATGTATCGTTGGCAGGACGACGCGTGGTTCTTCAATTCCGTCTCCGGGCCACTCAAGATAACCCCTGGCAAGGATGGTTGGGTCTTGTATCTCGCGGGTGGACAGGACGACCCATGGGATTGGGGCGCTTGGAAGGCCGTTGGAAGGGCTTACATCACCAAGGAACACTCGATCTACAACCGACAAAACTATGCCGGTAAGATCGCCTTTCCGGCCCGTGTCGGGTATGTGCCAGAGTCGAGCACGGAGAAGAACCGCCTCAAGTTCATTTCTCAACTGATCCAATGGGGAAGCAATACATCTTTCGCGCTTCCCGAGGGTTGGGATGTCAAGCTCGTCGAATCAAATGGTCGCGGGTATGAGATCTACAGCGATCAAATCAAGAGCGCCGACCAAGAGATCATGATTGCCCTCACTGGGCAGACCGTCACCACCATGGGGACGAGCGGGTTCAGCTCCGGCAACATTCACCAGGCAATCCGATTGGACATGATTCAAAGCTCCGCCGAGTCGTTGGCCGAGTGCGTCAACAGCCAAATCCTGAAGCCTTGGGTGAATGCATATTACGGAGCGGATGCCATGGCAGAAGCCCCGGAGGTTTCTTGGGATACCACGCCCCCCGAGGATAGGGCCAAGGATGCAGAAGTTCTCACGAAGCTTCTCACGAACCCCATGGTCCAGGCTTCAATGCAGGCGTCTGGCCAAATGCTGGACCCCGAGATGCTTCGCGAGAAGTACGGGATTGACATGGTGCCCGTCGCGACGGTAGCACCCGCCTTGCCTCCCCCGGCAATGACCGCCACGACTCCAAAAAAGAAACGTACCATGAAAAGGCGTACGAATATGACTTCGGAATTCGCCTGATATCGACGCGCCGAACAGCTCCTCAATAGAGAGCAGTGAGACGCTACACGGACAGCTACACCCTGATCGATTCCAAGACGGCACCGACACGGTTCCGCATTTGGAAGGCAGGGGAAAACATGACCGACCACGGGCCGATATACTTCACGGCCAAGTCGGCAGCTCTGCTCAAAGCCCGGCAAGAGGAGAGGAAGACCCTCTACTCGATCGATTACGATCACCTTTCGTTGTCGGAGAATCGTCCCGCAGAAGCGGGGCAGGCGTCAGGGTGGCACAAGCTCGACTTTCCCCTCGACGCCAATGGTGAGCCCGAGCTTTGGGCGACGGACGTGGAATGGTGCCAGGGTGCAAAGGAAGGCATCGAGGCCCGTCCTCCGAAGTGGCGATACATCTCCCCTGCCTACTTCACCGACAAAGAGGGGCAGATCATCGAGTACGTGAATCTTGCGTTGTGCATCAATCCCGCAACGCACGACGGAACGAGTTTGGCCAGCCGAACTCAATTTGTCAAAAACAAGGACGCAGCAATGGACATTGAGTCGATTCTAGCGATGCTCAAGGCACTCTCCATGACGGAGGGCCTTGGGGATGAGGCGAAGGCCAAGATCGCTGAGATTATGGCCGCACTCGAAAAAGCCCCGGCTTCTACGCCAGCTCCCGCAGCGGCAAAGGCGGACGAAGCCGCACCGGCACCTGCAACCGAGGCTCCCAAGCCCGAGGAAAAGAAGGATTCGTTCGACCTTGCCAATCGGCTCGCGGCGGCTGAATCCCAACTTCACTCGATGGAGATGGAGAAGCTCTTTGCCGACAACCTCGGGAAGAAGCTCACCCCTGGGCAGAAGCAATGGTTCGTCGGTCTGTCGAAGGACACGGCCACCGCCTTCCTGAAGAGCGCTCCGGCTCTCTCCACGGAAGTGCCTGTGAAGCGTGCCGATACGGTTGGTGACACGACCCCCCAAGATCCTCCGGGGGACGAGAAGCACATCGATATGGTGCTTGGGCTCCGCAAAGCGGGGGACAAGACCGGCATGGACACGACGACCAACAACATTGGTCGATACGAAGTCCACATGCTCACGCCGAGTGAAATTCGCGCCCGCAAGGCCGGAAAGTGATTTCTCGAAATCGAGAAATGGAGAACTGACAAATGGCAGCTCTTACCTCTATCAGGAGCACCAAGTCGAAAGCGGGCGACACGCGTTCGTTTTTGATCGGTGCAAACGTCAAGATCTACGCGGGCTCGATTGTCGTGCTTGAAGCGGGCTATGCCAAGCCCGGGAAGACCGCGACGGCCCTTACGACGGTAGGCATTGCCTGCCATACGTACGACAACACGGGTGGCTCTGCGGGTGCGATGAAAGTCGCCGTCCAGACCTCCGGTGGGGACCGTGATTTCCTTCTTGCGAACGACACGGGCACGGCAATCGTCCAGGCAGACGTCGGCAGTGACTGCTACGTCAAGGATGACCAGACCGTGACGGGGGACGACACCGGAGCTTCTGTGGCCGGGAAAGTCATGGGCCTTGAATCTGGGCAAGTCTGGGTTCGCTTCGCGATCTGAGCGATCTGAAAGGCAAATAGGAGAAAGCAATGTCGCTGTACATTAGCCCCGCAAATATGAGGACGCTTGAGGATCGCTTCCAAAGGCTCTTCAATGACGATTACGCGGTTGCGGCGGAAAACGCATGGTGGGATCAATTGATGACCACCAAACCATCGAGCGGTCGCAAGGAGATCTACTCGTTTCTCTTGACGACTGCTGATATCGTCGATTTCGACGAAGGCGAAATGAAGTTCGCCAACTTGCTCGCCAAGGCATTCGAGTGCGAAAACCGTCGGCGTGGAGTCGAGGGCCTGAAGCTCTCTCGCGAGCAAATCGAGGACGACGAGTTCCAGTTCGCCAAGGATTGGGCCGCGCAAGCTGGTTCCGCCGTGGCGATGGATCCTCAATACCTTGCCCTTGAACTCTTGGCCAATGGCCAAACGGCTCTTGGGTATGACGGCGTGGCGTTCTTCTCGAACTCGCACCCAATCAATGTCTACGATGCTGGCGCGGGCACGTACGACAACCTCATGGAGAACAACCCATTGTCTTTGGACAACTTCAATAAGGCCGTCGCCCGCATGAAGTCGTTCAAAATGCCCAATGGGCGCAACCGCAACCTTCGCCCGAGCCTCTTGGTTGCTGGTCCCTCCAATGAGCGTTTGGCCCTCGAAATAACGAACGCAGCCTACATCTCGGCAACGAGCAACCTCATTGCGACGGCCAATGGCACCAAGCCTTTGATCATCAATGAGATCGAGGACGGCTCGTGGTACGTCGTGGCCCAATCGGGCCGTGCAGGGACGGCACTCAATCCGTTCATCTACCAAATTCGGAGGCCATTTGAAATGACCTCGTACACTGGGATGACGCAGGCGGAGTTGAACCGCTGCGACAAATTCGAGTGGCAAGTTCATGGGCGCTCGGCGGCTTGCTACGGGCATCCGTTCCAAATGGTCAAGAGCCTCGCGACCTGAGCCATCATGGCGTCATACGTCACCTTCCAAGAGATCAAGGATATGGGGCTCATGCCCGGGAACGAGGTCGATGCTTTCGAGGTCGACTACCCGGGCGTGGCTCTCGTATTTGCGAACGGATGTTCGGCGTATGCAAACTCGTATTGCCAAAAGAGGCACGAGACGCCGTTCAATCCTGCGAAGGTGCCCGACGCCATCAAATACCACGTCGTTCAAATGGTCGTTTACAAGATGTATCTGAAGAGGGGATTCGATCCCGCTTCCGAGCAGGACATGTTGATAAAGGCCAGTTTCGACGAGACGATCCAATGGCTGAAGGATGTCGCAAAGGGCCTCGTCGAGATCCCAAGGGATGCAGATCTCACACCGGATGTTGACGAAATGGGTCCTCTGTTCGACACGAGCAACAACCCATACCAAGTGATTGATCAGCAGTCGCTTGATAATGGGGAATGTGGGTGTGGCTGTTGACACTCGATGAGCTGATATCGGGCCTCAATACCCTCGATACCAAGCTCAAACCCGAGGTTGCAAAGAGAGGCGCCCCCGTAATCAAGGGGCTTCTCGACAAGCAGATCTCGGCGGGTACGGATCCGAAGGGTATCCCGTGGGTCCTGAATAAGGACGGGACAAGGCCACTCGACGGGGTTCAGAAGTACGTCGATGTCGTGGCTCGGGGCGAATCGATCGCTGTGAAGCTCGATGAACCGGCGAGCTATCACCAGACGGGGACGGTGCATCTCCCGAAGCGCCAAATAGCGCCAACGGATGATCTGCCACCGACATGGGAAGCGGCGATTCAAGCCGTGGTGAATGAGGTGATTGCCGATGGGACTCTTGACGTTCGTTGACTTGGTAAAGACCAAGCTCACCTCTTTGGGGGTGAATACGAGCGTCACCATTGGCACGCAGCAGCCCGCGAGGCAAAACAACCAAGGCACGGGGACGGCCAATCGTATTGTCTTCGTGCCCAAGGGTGGGACGTACGATGCGGCGATTCAGCCTGGCCGAAATCCCCGCCCTTTGCACACGTTGCACGAAAATCTCGATGTCTACGTGTGGGCTCGCGGGCCAACGACGCCGGCCAATCCCCCAACGATTCCGCAACCAATCCCGCCCGATGAAATGTCTTCGTACGCCGCTGCATGGGACCTCAAAGAGTCTCTCATGGTGGCAATGCGGAGGGTCGGATACGGGACATACAAGCTTGGATCCCTTCGGCACCTCAATGGGGTGAACAAGACAGAGAAGATCAATGGGTGGGAAATGGTCTTCGATATGAAGCTTCAAGTCCCGGTTCTTGATCTTGTACATCCCACGGCGATGGTCGACGAAATCGAAGCACCTGTGATCGCCTACGACGTCCAGGGAAATCTCATTGGACCGCCATAAAGCAAAGGTTGAAAAGCAATGGCAAAGCCTGACGTAATTCTCAAAATCCTCGATGGCGCCTTGGGTATCCTCCCGACGTTGGCCGGTGGTATCCCTGCCGTCGTAGGATACACGACCAAGGGCGCACTCAATACCCCGACGCCTCATGCTTCGGCCTCGGCTCTCCGTGCAGAGTTCGGGGACCAAGGCATCGCCGTCGAATATGCCTGCTACTCGATTGAGTACACGGGCCGTCCTGTCGTGTTCATCCGTGTCGACAAGGCCACCGATGGCTCGTACGGCACCCTGAACGACGACCTCGTGACGGGCACCAGCGTCATCACCGTCGACGCCACGGTGAAACCGAACGACGAATACGACTTCGTATTCCTTGTTACCAAGGGCGGAACGATTGGAACGAGCGGTATTCTTTATCAATACTCACTCGATGGTGGAAGAAGCTTCTCCCCAGAAGCGGCCCTTGGAACGGCCAACACGCTCACGATCACGAGCGCGAATATCAGGATCGCATTTGCGGCGGGCACGCTCATCCTTGGGGATACGGCGACCGTCCGCACGGAAGCCCCGATTTGGGATGCCACGACCTTGCAAGCGGGCCTCGATGCGTTGAAGAACAGCACCCTTGCATGGGAGTTCGTTGCCGTTTGCGGCAAGGCCACGGCGACGGATGCGGGTAACCTCAATGCCTTCCTCACGGCCCTCGAAACGACGAGCAAGAAATACCGTTGGGGTATCTGCAACACTCGGCGTCCCAATGAAGGTGAGTCGGAAGCCACGTACCTTTCGTCCCTCTCGACGGCATTCGCGAGCTTCTCGTCTGTGTACGTGAGCGTTTGCGCTGGTTATGCCAAGACGCTTTCGAGCGTTTCTCGGCGCCTTCCCAAGCGTCCTGTCATGATTTCTGTCGGAACTCGGGCAACCGATGTGCCGATCCAGACGAGCCTTGCGCAAGTCGATCTTGGGCCTCTTCCGGGCGTCTCTCTGCCCGATACCAAGGGCAACCCGGATGACCACGACGAGTCATTG